GGCCATCGTCGGGAACGTCGTTGGCGAAAAGCGCCTGCGCCATCAGGAGCATGGCGTTCCGGATAGCCGCCGCCGAAGTCAACGTCCAGGTAATCGTACCCTGCGTCGTCCCAGTCAGCACCGTGATGATCTGGTCGTCAACCTTTCGACCCAGCGCCCAGGCACCGCCTCTGGCGATGGCTTGGCGTTCGTCGATGTTGGTCTTGGCTTCGTCGAGCTTGTCAACCCAATCGCCCGCGTAAAAGTCGGCCAGCGTGGCCTGCGGCGCGGTGTGAGTCTGGTTCATCGGCGTGATGGTGCCGTGACGCGCCTTGGTCGTCGCGACGCCCTTGCCAATCACCTGGAACGTGGTGGAACTGCCGATCACGTTGCGCTTGTGACGCACCGTGGGCAGCAATCGCGAGCCCTCGCGCTGGAAAACGTCGTGGACCCGCGCCTCGTAGTCGCGAATGAACGCGGTGGTGATGGATGTGCTCATCCAGCGCACTCCCCGTCTTGGGGTTGCGGACGAGCATGTCGTTCAGTGGGCCGGGGATGCTGGCGCGGTGGGCCTTGTTCAGGGGCGCGCCTTGGCGGTCTCGCCGGGGTGACCGATATGCGGCTGCGTGAGGTGGGGCGCTCGCGCGGTGGGCCACCTCAGAGTCGCGTTTAGCCTACTCCTCTGTTGGTGTCAAGCGATTACCATGTCACACGGCACGGCCCTGGGCGCCGACGATCGGCTGCTCGCCAGCCTGCTTGCGCGCGATTTCCTGGAGCCGCCTGTCGAGCCGGTCAGCCTCGACGGTGTTGCCGCTGTCGAGCGCCGCCGCCTGCTTGGCCAGCAGCTCGGACTGCTCTTCCTGGAGGCTCGACACCTGATCGTCGGTCAGGCCGATCAGCGGAATCGCCTCACCCATCCGACGACCGACCTCCGCCCATGGGCGCAGGAAGGCCGGATGATCACCGAGCGGCACCCCGTCAACCTTGACGGTTTCGAAGAAGGCTCTGAATTGCTCGCCACCGAACTGATGTGCGGCCTGGGTGGCGTGGGTTGCATTCGCATCGGCATCATCGCCCCATTCCTTCCGCAGGGTAGCCTTGTGCTCATCAACGGCCTTCTTCAGCGCCCCCTCTTCCGCCTTCATGGTGACCTTCACCGTCTCGGCGTACCATTCAACGGCAGCCTTCACCGCTGCGGGGGTCGCATGCGATTTGTGCATCGCGGCAGCGAACGCTTCCAGGCGCTCACTTCCCTCCTCGCCCCCCAACAGCTCTTCATCAAGCTTCACCCTGTAGCCTGCCGGGGTGACGGGCACCCCGAGCGCCTTGTGGAACGCCGCAACGTCTTCCTCGGTCGCGTTCTCGCCGGGCACAACCACTGCACTCGACAGTTGCTTACGAAAGTCGATTCCGGCCTTCGCCATGTCGGCCGCGGTAGTGAAGCGGTCGGCGAACTTGCGTTGTTCCTCGTCCTCGATCGCGTCGCGCCAGTCCGTCGGCGGCGACTCGGTCTTGATTTTGGCGGGGTCGGCCGCCGGCGGTTCCGCCTCTCGCGGGAGTGTTTCGGGCGATCCCGCCGCCGCCGCCGCTGCTGGCCCACTGGCGGGGTCTTCTGTGCCGGGGTCTATCGCGGTCGTCACATCGTCTGCCATGTCTCACCTTTCGGGTTTCTCCGATATCGTCTGCTCGGGCTGCTCGCGCGGTTCGGTCGTCAGCATGCCGAGCAGCCAGCGCCCAGCGTCTTGCCTCCCGATTGCATGGAAGGTAGCCAAGGGATCGACAGCGTTTTCGGCTCTTGCCATTGGTGTCTTCAGCACCCCCAAATGGTCGAGAATGAGATAGAGCACCCGCTGCGCCTGATGCTCGCTCGCAGTGCCATTGAGAAGGACTGCACGAAAATCGCGATAGCGATCCCATGCCGTGTAGAGCGGCGGCGGCTTCGCCGCGGTCGTCAGCCCAGGAAGGATCGACAGCGCTTCGAGGCCAGGCTCAGCCTCGGCAGTCCTGTCTTCTGCCATGTCAGTCGCCGCCGGTGGCGCCAAGCAGCTCGGGCGGCACCTTGCCGGCGATGTCGGCGACCGCCTGCGCGCCTTCGATCAGGCTCCGGGTCTGCTCGGCTTGGGCTTGCTCTTCCGCCCGCGCTTGGCGCAACGCAGCCACGGCCTCCAGCGGGCGCAGCCAGCTCTGCCGCATGCCGGTCGCCAACGCCACATCGCGAGTGATCTGGTCGCCGTCGAGCTGGTCGATGATCTCGGGCTGAAGCGGCAGTATCGGCGCCAGCGTCTCCATCGTCCGCATTACGGTCATCGGCTCGCTTTGCAAGCGCACTTGCTCGATCGGCGAGCGGTACTCGAACTTCACTTCTTGACCCTGGAGTATCTCCGGCGGCGGCGCGAACGCGCCTGCGCGCATCATCAGGTTGAATACCCGATCGACGATCGGCGCGAGGTAGTCGGATTCGAGCCTCCCGAACACTGGCCCAATCGCGCGAACGAACTCCTCGCGACGCTCAAGCACCTCGGTTGCCGTCATCTGCGGCCCACCGAACGGCAGATTGAGCACGTTGCGGAAGAAGGCCATGAACACCTGCTCGCGGGTGCTTTCCTGCATCTCCAGCCCGATCGGGAGGTTCTTGCCCGTGTCGAGCGGCACGACCGGAATGCGCCCCATATCGATTGCCATCTGGGCATCGAAGTAGGTGATCCCGCCATGAAAGGTCCGCGCGCCCGAGATGATCGAATCCGACGCCGCAAGCAATGGCGGATCAACCGCGAGATGCCCCGCAGCCAGCAGCGTCCGTCCCATTTCGTGAAGCGTCGAGCAATCAGGAAGCGCGAGCATGCCGGGCGAACGGCCATAGTCCTCGCCCGCAGCCGTGTCCCATCGCGGGGTGGCGAGCGGGAACTCGTGGTAGCCGCCCTCATCGACCAAGTGCTCGGAATCGATATCGACGACGATCGAGGTCACCGGCATGTTGCGGTTGTCGCGCCGCCGCGGGTCGCGGTCGCGGCGCGGCATGATCGCCTCGACGAAGGTGAACTTGTCGTCCTTACGTCCCGCGTCGTTCAAAGCCTCGCGTGTCTTCTCGCCGAGCTTCGTCTCGTCGCCGAAACGTTGCAGCGCCTGGCGCGCAGTCAAGCGATCGACCAGGAACGCAGTGTCAATCTGGCCATCGGCGTTCGACGCGAAATAGCCGTTTTTCAGGTGCAGCGCCCGAAAATTCAGGCTTCTCCGATTGCGCGTCAACCCGATGAACAGCACGCCGCTTCCGAATACCACCAGATCGATATCCACCTCACCCGACGACTGGAGAAACCGCGCTCGCGGTGCATAGATCGCGGCGTACATGCGGTCCTCGGTATCCTCGAACCACAGCCGCGCCTCGTCGAGCTCGTTGAGTTCGTGGTCGCTCGCCCGGACGTTGAACCACCGCTCGGATTTGGGCTTGATCATCGCGTCGATCGCGCTCGCGAGCCCTCGCGATGCCATCATCGGCACCGAGTCGAACTGCCGTTGGGTGCGCTTCTCGCCAGGCTCGGTCTGGACCACGAAGTCCGCGCGGCGAGGCAGCATTACCTCGCCGAGGTCCTGCCAGTGTTGTTCGAACAACCCACGCGCCGACCTCAAGGTCTGCAAGCGGTCGAGGATGTTGAGAACGAGTGCTTCGGTCATTTGCCTCTCGCCAACGTCGATTTCGCCTCTGGCTTCGCGAGTTTCTGCGTGCCCTTTTTCAGCACGCCAGCATCCTGGAGCGACTTGGTGCAGATCGCGAACGCGCGCGACTCCGACAGCCCGCGCGCTTTGACCTTCGCAACGCAGGATTCTAGGATTTTAGGAATCGATCATCTCCACCACTATGGGCTGTCATGTGGCAGCCTCGGCATAAAGCAACCAAATTATCCATTACATCGTTTGTGCCGTTATACGGTTGAATATGGTGTGCCACAAGAACAGTCTCGTTTTCACCGCATCGTTGACAGCAAGCATCTCTCTCACGAACCTTTCTCGCCAAAGAGCGCCATGGCAACCGATTTGTTCTCAGCCTTGTCTCTGGCGTGCATCCACCCTTCCACCAATGACACTTAGAACCGCGCATTTTGATGCTGTGCTCCGCTCTGGCTTTATACCATGCTTCGGTTCGCTTTTTAGGAACACCGCGAAGCGCATCAGCCATCTTTTGGTTCGCCGTTTTGCTATTGATCGCCTTGCGAACTTTCTTTTCCATCCAATACACACTACTACATTTACGTGAGCAAAAATTCTTTCTTACAATATCTCTATTATTTAGCAACGTTAGCGCCTCATTACACACTAAACAATCTTTTGCAACCTTATGAAAAGCAGCATGCTTTCTTGGCATGGCTACCTCAAGTGCGGGTCAGAAGCCGGCCGACATTCGTAGTCAGACCGGCATATTGGCCGGGGGCAATAACGTCGGCAGCAGTCTTGGCGGAAAACGAACGAACAGGCCCCGGCGTGGCCATAACGGAGAGTGCGGTGACTTGCATCAGACGACCACGAAGGTGTCGTTATTCGAAGGCGGTTCGGTCATCGCCGTGACGGTAAACTGGCCGATCCCGCCTACTGCCACATAGTCGGTAATGTCGGTCGCCTGGTCCTTGAGCACGCCGGACG